TGAGCCAGGACAAGTGGTTCATCAAGCACGGCGCCCGCGGACGAGAGGGAAAGGGCACCATCGACGGCGCGTGGACCGGCGCGCTCGGCGACTACGCCCTCGAGCTGCCGTCGGCGGTATTCGAGCTCAGGCCGCGGGGGAACCCCGACTTCGACCTGTCCTACCTCCCGCGCAAGCGGTTCGTCCTGTCCAGCGAAACCGGCAACACCATCCACCTCCACCACGACCGCATCAAGCACATGACGGGCGGCGGGCGCATGCGCGTCGCCAACAAGAACGAGAAGTCGTACGAGTTCGAGCCGAGCTGCAAGCTCTGGCTGGCGTGCAACGATCTGCCCACGGTGACGGACGACAGCGCCGCGTTCTGGGCGCGCGTCCTGGTCGTGCCGTTCAGGCGGTCGTTCCTCGGCAAGGAGGACGCCGCGCTCCGGCCGACGCTGCAGAACGACCCCGCGCACCGCCGCGCGGTGCTCGCCTGGCTCGTCAAGGGCGCGATCGACTACTTCAGGGAAGGGCTCGGGGATCCGCCGAAGGCGGTGCGCGAGGCCACGGAATCGTTCCGCGACGTCGCGTGGCCGCTCACGCCGTTCGTGCGCGAGGACTGCGTCGCGGGCCCGGGTGCCCACGCGTCGGTCGGCGACTTCAACCTCGCCTACCAGCGCCACTGCGAGCGGCAGGGCGTCCCCGTCGGCAAGCGCCTCGGCTGGAAGCGCGTGCTCGCGCTCATGGAAGCCCGCCACCCGACGTACGCGACGGACGAAACGGTCGACGGGCGCCGCATTAGGGAAAAGCACTACGACGGCATCGGGCTCCGGGAACCCGTGCGCCGGCCGGAAGACTTCTAGGCCGACGACGGCGACGTCGGCCATTTCCGGACCCGAAAAATGGGCGACATGGGCGACTCGCCTCGGCAGTAAGTCGTGAAACTTTTCACGAAGTTGCCGGAACGCTGAGCGTTTTCGTCGACGTCAGTCATTGTCGGTCATGTCGGTCATTTACGACTTTATTCCCTATAGAAATCTTACCTATACGCGGGGTTGAAAATGACTGACATGACTGACATGGCTGACGGGAAAAAATATTTCCTGAAAGATTATTTTTTCCGTCCAGGAATCTCCCGTTCGTGGCACAATTGTGCACGGGCCGGTTCGAGGCGCTAACATTCGCTAACGCTAACATTTTGTTAGCGGAGAATTCCGCGCGGGCGCTGATTTTATGCCAACTGACGACGCGATCGAAGGATCCGGCGATATAAAAACCGTTCGAAAACACGGCTGGACGCAGGCGGGCCCGGGCCGCCCGAAGGGCAGGCAGAACAACCGCACGCTGCAGCAGAAGGAGTTCGCCGACCGCGTCCTCGGCGCGCAGGGATCGCCCGAGTTCGACGAGTTCGTCGCGTCCGTGCGCCAGCAGCTGATCGCGGGAAGCCTTCCGCCGGCCATCACGACGCTCCTCCTGCACTACGCGTACGGCAAGCCGAAGGAGATCGTCGAGGTCGAGGGCGGGCCGATCGAGATGATCAAGATCGTCCGCGTCGTCGTCGACCCGGCGGCGATGAACGGCGACGAAACGGCGACAGAAACCCGGGACGAGATCTTTCACTGACGCAGAACGGAAGGGACGCCCGATACGCCCGCCGAGACGCTGGAACTCGAAATACGGACGGCGCGGGCCTACCTGCCCCTGCTCGCGCCCCGAAAGCGCTACCGCGGCGCGCGTGGCGGCCGCGGCTCCGCGAAAAGCTGGTTCTTCGCCGAGCTGATCGTCGACCGCTTCATCGAGAACCTCAAGACGCGTGCCGTCTGCGTGCGCGAGTTTCAGAAATCCCTCGAGATGTCCGCCAAGCGGCTGATCGAGGACACGATCCAGCGCCTGGGCATCGGGCACCTCTTTCGCATCCTCAACACGCACATCGAGACGCACCAGGGCGGCGTGATCCTCTTCCAGGGCATGGCGACGCACACGGCCGAGTCGATCAAATCGTTAGAAGGGTTCTCGCTGGCGTGGATTGAAGAGGCGCAGTCCCTCTCGCAGCGCTCATTGGACCTCTTGCGTCCCACCATTCGCGAGGAAGGCTCGGAGATCTTCGCCAGCTGGAACCCTCGCTTCGCCACCGACCCGATCGACCGGCTGCTCTGGGGCGGCGACGCGCCACGGGACATCGCGGTCGTGCACACGACGTACCGCGACAATCCGTTTTTTCCCGACGTGCTGCGCCGGGAGATGGAGTGGGACCGGGCGCGCGACCCTGAGAAGTACGCGCACGTGTGGCTGGGCGAGTACGAGCGGCACTCGGAGGCGCGCGTCTTCAAGAACTGGACGATCGACGAGTTCGACGCGACTGAAGGCGCGACGTTCTACTATGGCGCGGACTGGGGGTTCTCCATTGATCCAAGTGTATTGGTCCGTTGTTACGTCAACGGCCGCACCCTCTATATTGATCACGAAGCCTATCGTGTTGGTGTCGAGGTTGACTATCTTGGCCAGTTGTTCGATCGCGTCCCCGGCGCGCGCGACTGGCCGATCACGGCCGACTCTGCGCGGCCGGAGACGATCTCCTACCTGCAGCGCAACGGCTTCCCGAAGATGGAAGCGGCGAAGAAGGGCAAGGACAGCGTCAAGGAAGGCGTCATCTTCCTGCAAAACTACGACATCGTCGTGCACCCGCGCTGCGTGCACACGATCGACGAGCTGACGATGTACTCGTTCAAGACCGACAAGACGACCGGCATGGTCACGCCGCTGCTCGAGGACAAGAAGAACCACGTGATCGACTCGCTGCGCTACGCGGTCGAGAAGCTGCGGCAGCCGCCGGTGGCGACATGGGTGAGCTGGTGAGGCACGGTGATCGCCATTTCGCCGGTGGTCAAATGCACCCAGCGTCGATGCGAGTGAGTGAACTTCCCGTTAAGAATCCCGTCTGCGTGCACGAGTGGCAACTGTTGTCGAATCAGTTCGCGTTCGAGTGTAAGCATTGTGGGTATGTAGTCACGATGCGCGAGTTGCACCAGCCGCATGAGGGCGAGTTGAATGGCTGAAACCTTCGAAACCGACGCCCAACTCCGCGCCCTCGACACGGCCATCCTGCTCGACCGCCTGCAGTTCATGCGGCAGGCAGGTATAACTTTTGGGGGCGCGCGCGACACGTACGAGCTGTTCGGCTACGACCGCGTCATCACCGCCAAGCAGTACCGCGACACGTACGCGCGCGGCGGCATCGCGAAGCGCATCGTCGAGGCGTACCCCAAGGCCACGTGGCGCGGCGGCGTGGAACTCTTCGAAGATGAGGACCCGGAAGTCATCACGGCGTTCGAGCAGGCGTGGAAGGACCTCGTCGCCAAGACGCACGTCTGGCAGCGCTTCCAGCAGGCCGATATCCTGGCGGGCCTCTCGACCTACAGCGTGATGCTCATCGGCGGCCCTGGCAAGGACCTGAGTACCGAGCTGCCCAAGGGCAGGCCAGGGCAGGTGCTCTACGTGGCGCCGTTCGCGGGCGGTGGTGGGCCAGGACCGAATCGCCAAGTCAGCGGCGACAGCAACTACGTCGACGCCAGCATCTGGACGTTCGACACCGACACGAGCAGCGAGCGCTTCGGCCTGCCGTTGATGTACCAGCTGCGGCGAACCGACTTCACGAGCCCGCAGCTCCAGCAGCCCGTGCACTGGAGCCGCATCATCCACGTCGCCGAAGGGACGCTCGACAACGACGTGTACGGCCAGCCGACCCTCGAGAACGTCTGGAACCTGCTCTCGGACCTGGAGAAGGTCACGGGCGGCGGCGCGGAGGCGTTCTGGCTGCGGGCGAACGCCGGCCTCCAGGTCGACATCGACAAGGACATGGCGCTGCCGCCGGACCCGGCCGAGCTGGCGAAGCTCAAGGACGACGTCGAGGCGTACAAGCACAACATCACGCGCATCCTCCGCACGCGCGGCGTCAACGTCAACCAGCTCGGCTCCGACGTCGCGAACTTCGCCCTGCCCGCCGACGCCATCATCAAGCAGATCGCCGGGAGCAAGGGTATCCCGATGCGCATCCTGACAGGCTCGGAGATGGGCCAGCTGGCCTCGGGCCAGGACGCCGACAACTGGATCACGGCCGTCATGGACCGGCGCACGGGCTACGCCGGACCGAGCATCGTGCGGCGCTTCGTCGACCGGCTGGTCGAGTACGGCTACCTCCCGACGCCGAAGCAGTACGAGGTGGGGTGGCCGGTCGAGGGCGACCTGACGGAGCTCGAGCGCGCGCAGGGCGCGCAGCAGATGGCGCAGGTCAACCAGACGGCCGGCTACATCATCTTTACCGGCGACGAGATCCGCGACAAGTGGTACGACATGCCGCCGCTCGAGCCCATCGAGAACGAGCAGTGGCGCGCGGACCTCGCCGCGAAGATGGCGCTGACGAACAAGAACGAGGGCGCCGTCATTTTCACGAACGACGAGATTCGCAAGCTGGCCTACGGCTGGGCGCCGCTGACGCCAGAGCAGAAGGTCCCGCTCACGGCGCCCGAGCGCGTGACGGCCACGGCGCCGACGCCGAGCGTGGATGCGGAAGGCAACCCGCAGCCGCCGAAGCCGCAGGTGGACCTGTACACGGGCCTGCCGAAGGCGCCTGCGCCGGTGCCGGTCATCAACGCGCCGCCGAAGCCCGCCGCCGTGCCGAAGGCGGCCGAGGACCACGACGAGATGCTCGCCGTGCTGGCGGAGGCGATCGCGGCGAAGAACATCGAGGTCATCGACCGCATCCTTGGGATCACGCACGAGGAGCCGACATAAATGGGTACCGCACAAGCGTCGGCGTTCCTCGAGAACATGATCATCGACTGGATCTTCCGCACGCGCACGCCCGCGAAGCCGACGGCCCTCTACGTCGCCCTGTTCACGTCGGCGCCCACCGAGTCGGGCGGCGGCGTCGAGGTGAGCGGCGGCAGCTACGCGCGCGTGAACCTGGCGCCGCTGGACGCCAACTGGCGCGCGACGCAGGGCGGCAACAGCGGCAACAGCACTGGCACGAGCGGCCTGACGGCGAACGCCTCCATCATCACGTTCCCGGCGCCGACGGCCAACTGGGGCCCGGTGACGCACTTCGCCCTCTTCGATGCCATCACGTCGGGCAACATGCTGGTCTGGGACGCGCTCACCAGCCCGCGCACCATCAACAACGGGGACCCGGCGCCGTCGTTCGCCGTGGACGGCCTGCAGGTGAGCATCGACTAGATGGCCTTCACCGACTCCTTCGATCGTTCGACGGGACTTGGCTCCAACTGGGAGACGGTCTCGGGCCTCGCCTGGTACATCGAGGCCACCAACCAGTGGATGAAGCCGAAGTCCACCAACCTGAAGACGGCCGTGCGCGTCGTCGGGTCATTTCCGAACGACCATTACGCCGAGGTCTGGGTCGACATCCCGCTTGACACCGTCCCGCCGAGCCACACGCGTTCGCTCTGCGGGCCAGCCGTGCGCGTCGGCGCGACCGGCGACTGCTACTACGTGCAGTTCAACATCGCGGGCCTGGGCCTCTATCGCCGCCAGGGCTCGGTCGACACCTTCCTCGGCGACTGGGCCGGCACGCAGCCGAGCGACACGTTCGTCAAGGTCAAGTTGGAGGTCATCGGCACGACGCTCACCGTCTACGTCGGCGGCACGCTGCGGCTGACGCGCACCGACGCGACGCTGACGAGCGGCAACCCGGGCTGCGCCGGGCTGACGGGTGAGACGGCGCTGATGCCGTTCTTCAACGACTTCGCCAGCACGGACCCTGGCGGCGCGGTCGTCGGCGCGGGGCTGGCGATCGGCGGCGCGGTCGTGCTCGGCGTCAGCCAGTCGGTGTACGTCGGCGTGGGGTCGGCGGTC